CTTTGGAGTTTTTAGATAAATCTGTTTCTATTACCTTTCCTTTATAGACACAACTCATAGAACAGAATCGACTGTAAAATCTTTAATTGAATCCCAACGAAACGACCGCCAGCCAGTGGCATCAATATCCCAAACTGCAAGAACGTCTTGGTTTGGTTTTTTCTTTTGAATGTGTTCTTCTATGTCAATCTGCTCTGGGAGTAGAGACTCGTGAAGTGTGCAATTCATTACACGTTCATCGCCGTTTACTTTCGTAAAGACAACTTTACAACGACCGTTCTTCAAAGACTCGGCAATTTCATTTCTATCGTACATAATATAATTTCCTTGAATTTAAATTTCTATGTTTATAAGATCTAAATCTTGTAATATTTTATAACTTATTTCTGTAGTACCAACCTGCGGGTCTAGGCGTACATAAGATATGAATTTATCCATAAAAAAAAGTTCTTTATTTGCGTGTGCAGCAATTTCTAGTGATTGGAAAAAGGTTTCTAGATCATACGGATTCTCGCAAAATATTTTAGACTTGACAGTTTTCTTTTGCTCTTGATGCTCGCTCATGACATTCCTTTGCGTAAATATCTTTTAATACATTGTGAAAGGCTCCGAGCTCGCCGTTATTATGAATTCTATATGTTTTTACATTAAATTTATGAGGTAAAACATATTTTTTTTGAATTGGTGTTTCGTGCGAATTTATATATTGGTGATATAATTCACCGTCAAAATATCTTCTTGAATCTGAAGAATAATCGCAACCGTCTCTAGTAAGTTGTACCAAAACAAAATTATCGGAACCAATTCTATTTATAACTGGAATGAGTTCATCAATAAAGCCACCGTCTGAAATGCAATAATCTTTTGATAAGTTAATTTCATTTGCAACTTGTTTTCCAAAAAAATCTAAACCATGTTTTGGTTTAATAACTTTTTCTGATACGTATATCATTGCTTCGCGACAAGACATATGGCCAAGATCAACATGAGGAACTTCTTTTAAGCTGCGATCGTCATATCGTTCCATAAACCATTCATAGTCACATTTAAAATAGTTACATGTTTCTCTGTATAGCTGGTACTTAAAAGAAAGGTGTTTAAACCCTTTTTGTTTAAAATAGTCAGCAGCCTCATCTTTTCCTGACCTAGGAGGTCCGTTAAATAATACAATCAAACCGAAAGCTTTCTGCTTAATACTGTATCAGAAATAATATCTTCAATCGTTTCAGAAAAGGCGCTGTCCCATTCACTACTTGTAATGCCAGAGAGAATAAACTCGCGATCAGCATCATTAAGATAAGGCATAGCTTTTTGAATACTTTCAAGGCCGGATTTCCACGTAGCATAATCGTCAGGATTAACAGGAATATCCAATGAACGAACAGTTCCACTAATAACACTTTTTCTTTTAATAATCATTTGCTTTTCTCCGGCATGTTTGATTCTATATTTCTAATATAACACAATTGAATATAAATGTCAACTATTAGTATCACTCATAAGCCATTTTAATCCCTTAACATGGCTTCTATGTATTTTAGCTTGGCATATACCATTGTAATATGAGTCATCTAATAATGCGTGACGAGTAATTTGTTCATAAAGCTCGAGGTATCCCATTTCTCCTTTCTTATCACAGAGATGAATTATTTCTCTGTGAAAGTTATTTACGCCCTTTTCTTCTAATATCAATTGAACTGTTTCTGATGAGCCATAGTATTTCATCCAATCAGATTCAACAATTTTAGTCCGCCTACGGGTTTTACCCTTAAGCGGTTTAAGTCTTCTTTTTGATTTAAAGATTTTTTTTCCGATATATTTCTTATCGTTTGAAACGTCAGTGATTATGTAAACAAAACCGATGTAATCCCCAATCATTTCTGAAGTAAATTCTTTATCTTTGTAATGCCACATAATATAACTCCTTTGATAGAGTTATTTATTCAGCCTGCCTAGATTAAATTATTAATCAATACATATTTCTTCTTCTTTATTATAATGAACAAAAGCTTTTAGTGTTTGACCATCATCTTGTAATTGAAACTTTATTTCCTTTATTTCATTTTTTGTATAAGAGCGGCCGTTATTATCAATAACCTCAAAGCGTGTAATTCTGTTTCCAAACATAATATACTCATCATCTATAATCATATTAGTAGTGAGCTTCATTTAATTTCTCCGCATTTCTGCAATATCTTTAGCATCTTCTTTTTTATCGGCAAAGATTGGTACCATGTTGCTTTTATGCATTGTTGCGATGCCGAGCAGTTGTCGTTCACCACTATATACATTGCGCTCTTTAGCACGACCATGACCTGCAATTTTATCAGAAGTCATTCTCGGTCCTGTACTATAATCTGGAATAGTATTCGTATTCTGAGCTTTTGTCTTGCCAACACCCATAGACTTAAGCCACTTTTCATGCTCAACAGCGGCTAGCCGATCTTTAGGAGTTAGTTTCTTTTTACATTTTCCGTGAACTTGTACGCCACGTATCATATGCATACTCATACTAAGATGCTTCTACTGCATCACGTTGAGCTTGGATAATCATTTCCATTTCAAGGCGATCTACTTTTTCTTCATAGTCTTCAGCAATTGCAATAATTTCCCAAAGAACGTCTTGGCGGTTTTTTCCAAAATTATCAGCACGTCTTGCTAAGCTGCGAAGACGTTTTGCAAATTCAATATAGTCAATCATAATTTATACCTCTACGATCATAGTTTTAAGTTCTTCTTCATCAAATCCATGACCACAACCTATAACTCGTTCAAGAAATCCTCGGATGTTATCATAGTTATCAGATGAGAATTCATAAAGAGGATTGCCGCCTGCAGGACCATTTTCCATCAGAAGTTTAGTTGTGCAGCCATGGTCACCCGCGAATTGAACAACTTCCGAATGAGAAGGTTCGTGGGAAATGTCAAGTTCGATTGCATATGTCATATTGATTCCTTTTGTTTATAGAATCAATCTAAACTATTATTAGGCAAATGTCAATAGCTAAATGATAATTTAAAAAAGTTCTTGTCCAAAATTGCTACCTAGCGTATTTTCGATTTCAGAAGCAAATTCATTATATCCACCTACGTACTGATTATTCCAAAATACTTGAGGCACAGTTTTAGCATCAGGAGCTAATTCAAACATTTCGTTTCTATTTTCTACCGTGCCTATATTTTTATATTCGTACTTAAGAGAATACCTTTCAGCTAAAGATTTTGCTTCTTTACACCAATGGCAATTATCTTTTCCATATATGGTCACTGCTATTTTAGACATCAGTTTCTCTCCAATTGTTTATCCAATTCATTTTTTGCTCGAGCGACCAGTTTTTCAGGTAATCATTTTCACGGTCAAACAATTGTAAAATTTCCTCTTTAGTTTTAATATCAGCGTCAATAAAACTGTCTCCCAGCCATTCTTGAGAAAATTCTTTAATTTCAAAAGACGAAACAGAGTCTTTTGCCCAATCAAAAGCAGATTCGTCTGTAAGAGTAATATCAGTGTTCATTTTTTGCAATTCATCTTTACGAATAACAAACCGTGATTTGTGAGTTGAAATTGTAGTTATAACAACATATTCTTTTTCCATCATTCGTGTCCTGTCCAATGTTTACGGTTATGAGCCGTATTTGCAAGCGATTCAAATCTATCTGCAATTCGTGTAACGATTTCGCTATCATCGGCTGCAAGTCGGAGCCAAGCTAACATTTCGGTGTCTTCTTTAATGATTTCTTCTGTACAATAAATATTACTGCGAGGTATCATTTTTAACAAATCTGCTTCGGTTAACGGTTTTCTACCTTGGGGTAATATAGCCATTTTATCGTACCACCAATGGAGCAGTTGTTTGCGAGTCGTGATAATCACCGCTCTGATAATAATCACGACATGCTTGTTCTTTAACCATCGTGCCATCACGCATACGATATGTTACAATTTCTCTACGAACAACACCGGTAGTGTCGGCGTCAAATGCGTTTTTAAAAGGTCCGTCCGTCATAGTTTCCACTCCATTTCTTCTTCTATGGCATATTGAATAGCCTGATAATAATCTTTATTTTCGTCATTCATATGAGCAAAATATAATCCTGCAGAACTCATAAGCTTGTGAATATTAGATCCGTCTTCAAGATGTGCCCTTGGGCCGGTTTCCATTAAAGCTTGGATTTCATCCATAATAACATTTAGTTTGGCTTGAATTTTACTCATTACATCAATCCCATAAATTTTCGTAAAATTTGCCAAACAGTTTAAAACCGTTGGTCATTCTTAGTTGATGCGCTTTGCAACCTTCACGATCCTCCCATACTAGTTTAAAACCACCAGGAAACCCATCACCAGCTCCTTCTTCCAACTTGTAATAATCGCTTTCCCAATCATCTTTTACTTTCTGTTCAAACGCCCAAATCATTTCGTCTAATACCCAATCCCAACGCTTGAAATAGTTGTCATCAGTCTCGCCTGTTTTACTATATGCGGCCAGTTGTTTTTTAGTAGCACGAAGTTCTTTAGGTACATCGGCGGCGTCTACATTTGGAGCACCGTGCTTGGTATCTTTCAACTGCACCAGCATAGGTAGGATAATATGAGCAAGGGTATTATCCATGCTCCAAGTGTCGTGCTCATCAATACGAACGCTTATTTTTTGTTTAGGATTCCAACCAAAAAACTTATCTAACCAATAGTAATAGTTTGGATATCCGCCAATTTTAACTTTCATTCGTCCATATCCTGTATCGTTAACACTTGATTATATTCAATTGTGTATCCACAAGCACGAAGAAAGTTTTGAAACTCTTCAAGCACAGCATCAAGTGATGCATGATTGTCGATTTCTATTTCAATCTTTGTTCCATTATCTTGGTGTTGAATAAACTTCATTTTTTATCCCCTAACGTGCTTTTCAATGTAGCCAAGACGTTCTCAAGTTTGATCAACATATCACTACGGACACAAACTATTTGAACTGGACGGTGTGCCCGACCTTCATCCGTTTCTTCAGTAGCATCAAGGAGACTAAACAACTCTTTAATACTATCTTTCAAGTCAGCTAACTTCTTCTCACCAGATAAGGCTCTCTCCGCCCATTCTTCTTTAGTGGCGGCTTCAATCCTATAGCTCATTGGTTTGTCTCCTTTTTCAGTTCAGCTTCATACGCAGTCCAAGCAGGTGTTGTCGATAGCCCCATTATTGATGCAAACATACGTTTCCCGTCATGCTCAGGTTTCACACGGTAGTAATGATCTTCCACGTAGTCGGGGTGTTGAGTGTCCTCCCATGATTGTGTACCCTCCCACCATTTTTGGATAGTGCCTCCTCGGTTACGAAAAAGAAGAAGAGATCCTTTAGCCTCATCAGTAAGCTCACCCCAAGGGGTATGCTCAGTCATTTCACACTCCATAAAATACAGAACCACCAGAAGCAAATTGATTTATGCGATCCTGGATAGTGTTCGTACCCAACCATTCTGTTAGCTGGATTTTCAATTCTATCAAACCAATGAATTTTACTCATCATCTACCTCCGTCTCATAATACCTACAATAGAAATGGTCACCACAAGCATCAATCTCAGATTGTGGATAACCTTCGCTCAACAGCCAAGGGAATATGCTCTCACCTTTTGGCAAGTCTTCTGGTATAGGTTTTGGAAACCCATACTTCCATCCACTAGGTGGATCACACATCAATACTTTACTCATTTGTTTAGCATCCTCATTCAAGAACTAATCTACATAAGAATTAGTTATTTTATCCCATCCCCAAGCAACAAACTTGCCCA